GATGCGGGCGATGCTTTGTTTGAACTGTTCCCTGATTCAAACACTTCAGCCAAAAAAATTAGTTTTGCGGGGATTATCACTTCGGCAGAATATGGCGCGACACTTGGCGAAGTTCAAGTAATAAATGTCAGCTTTATTACTAATGGTGCAATTACTAGCGCTATCTGATACATTGAGTTTATTAGTCTACTAATTAAACTAAATGCCAAACAAAAGAACAATCGATCTGTTAACTGAATCTTATAAAGATCAGATGACAGCCAGACGCAAATATGAATTTAAAGACGCTAACGGTGTTGTAAAAGCTAATTTATACTTTAAGCCATTAACAAGAGAAGATAGAGTTCGCGCTCAAGCTGCCGCAGGGACAGATGACGCTTTGACAATATCAACATATCTTCTTTGTAAAAATGCAGAAAATGAGGATGGAACAAAAGCGTTCAGTCCCGCAGATGCGCCAAACCTACAAAGAGAACTTCCAGAAAATGTATTAAACGAAATCGAACTTTTTATGTTTGATATTAAATTAAATATTGATACAGCAAAAAAATAATATCGCGAGATAACTGGTTAAATTTTGAGTTTTTTCTCGCAACAGAATTAGGTAAAACTATTCAAGAATTACGTTCTTTGATTACAGAAGAAGAACTGATATATTGGGCTGGCTATTATGAAGTTAAGAATGAAAGAGAAAAAAGAGAATTAAATCGCCAAAGAGCAAATAAAAGGTAATATATAAGAAAAGGTTTTGTTGATTTGTGGCACAGGCTAATGTAAAACTTACAGTTGATGCAACGCAGGCCACAAGAGCATTACAGGGCGTTCAAAATAAAACTACTCAATTAAATGGTGGCTTAAATAGAATTAAGACAGCTATAGCGGGAATAGGTCTTACAGTTTTAGCAAGACAGGCAGTAAAGACTTCAACAAGTTTTGAAAAACTTAACGTAAGACTTAAGTTATTATCAAAAAGTAGTTCAGATTTTGCAAAATCACAAAAAATTGCAGCCGAAGCACAGAAAGCATTTGGATTAAGTGCAACTGAAGCACTTGAAGGAATTACAGATATTACAGCAAGGTTAGCACCACTTGGAACATCAGTTGAAGATATCAAGACTGTATTTTTTGGATTTAATACGGCTGCAAAATTAGCGGGTGCTTCTGCCGTAGAATCATCAAACGCATTTAGGCAATTAGCACAGGCTTTGGGTTCTGGAAGACTAGCAGGTGATGAATTTAGAAGTATATCTGAACAGGTGCCAACAGTTCTTGCCCCAATAGCAGAAGAACTTGGAGTAACAATAGGACAACTTAAGAAACTTGCTGCTGATGGCGCTTTAACAAGTGATGTTGTACTTAGAGCGTTAGGAAGAATTGGCAGAGAGGGAAGCGGATTTTTAAAAGAATTACTTGCAAATGACCCGACACAAGTATTTAAAAATTTCAGCAATGAAACAGAAAACTTATCAAGAGCTTTTGGTGATTTATTAAAACCAGCAGTCTTGGAAGGCACAAGACAACTTACAAGATTTGTTGAAGCGACAACTAATTTTGTAAATTCTGACGCTGGTAAGGCTTCTTTTGTAATAGCTGGTATTGCTCTTGCTGCAAAAGGTATTGCAGTATTTTTACCATTGGCTGGCGCTGCTGTAGCTGCGGTTAATTTAAAAATTATTACTTTAACATCATCTTTGATGGGTTTAAAGATCGCTTTAGCTGGAACTGGTATTGGGTTATTAGTCATAGCTCTTGGAGGGCTTGGAACTGCATTTTTCAAAGCTAGAGGAGAAGCAAAAGCGTTTCAAGATTTAATTAAAGAGGGAGGGGAAGAAGATGTTGTAAAAGCAATTAAAGCACAAGAAAAAGCCGTCAAGGATTTAGACAAGGCACTTCAAAAAGCAAGAGGAAATGCGCAAAGAGGAGCGCAAAGAAAGTTAGAAGAAGCACAAGCAGATTTAGACGCACTTCAAACAAGATTAAATACATTAGAAGTAGAAAAACAAATCACAGAAGAAAAAGAAAAACAAAATGAAGCAAGTAAAAAAATTCAAGAAGAACAGAAAAAACAGGAAGAACAAACAAAAACACTAAAAGAAAAATATATGGAGATAGGAAAATCAATTGAAGATGGTGTTGTGCAAAATCTTACTGATGCGGCAATGGGCGCTCAAACTCTTGGACAGGCTGCAATAAATGTCTTGAATGATTTGAAACGTAAACTTATAGAAGTTGCAATTCAGCAAGCGGTTACTGGTTTAGGAAATTTTTTAGGAAATGCACTTGTCGGTCTTTTTACGGGTGGCGGTGGCAAGAATTTTTCCAGAAGTGCAGCAAGACAAACACCAACCCTTACTCCACAACAACAGGTATCACGTTTTACTTTTGGTGGTTCTAAAAGGGCAAATGGTGGGCCAGTTTCTGCTGGTGGAGCTTACCTTGTGGGAGAAAGAGGGCCTGAACTTTTGCAAATGGGTTCAAAGGGTGGCAATATTATTCCAAACAATGCAATCGGTGGAGGCGGTACAACAAATAATATGATTACTGTAAATGTTGATGCCTCTGGTACTTCTGTTCAAGGTAATGGTTCTGAAGCGGATCAACTTGGACAACTTATCGGTGGTATAGTTCAAGCTACACTTGTAGAAGAATCAAGGGCTGGAGGTTTATTAAATAGATAATGGCAACATTTCCATCAATAACACCCACCTATGGGATGAGAAAAAGAAGCAAACCGAAAATTAAGGTTTCGCAGCTTGGTGATGGTTATGAGTTCAGGGCGTTATTAGGGCTTCCATTATCTCAAGACCCAAAAGTATATGATCTTACTTTTAACGTGTCTGAGACTGAATCAGATGTCATTGAAGCGTTTTTAAGAAGTAGAGTAAATGATCAGGCGAGTTTTACATTTACACCACCAGCAGAAGGATTTAGTGCAAAAACAGGTACTTTTGTTCAGTCAGATGGGAGTGGGTCTGCTGGAACAATTATTACTGTTACTTTTGCAAATCATGGTGTAGCAATAGGAGATATATTGACAGTTGATTTTAGTTCAGGGCCGACTGATGGAGCTTATGCTGTTGCTTCCTCTGCTGATTCAAATACTTTTACGCTTACTTCTACTGCTGCTGATAGTGCGCTGGTTACTGCTGCAACTAATGTTGATTTCACATTATCTGGTGCTGGACAATATGTATGTGATTCTTGGACAAAATCAATTCCTTATAACAATAGAGCAATTATAAATACTACTTTTAGGGAGGTCTTTGAACCATAAATGGGCAACCCTACAACAGAACTGCAACAACTTACAAATAAATCAATTATTGAGTTGTTTTCTGTCGAATTAAAAGCTGATGTTCATTATGTAAAATCAGCAAAAACTAATTGCACTTATACACAAAGCGGAACCACAATTACAATTACACTTAATTCTCATGGTTTAACAGTTGGCACGATTTTGACTTTAGATTTTCATACTGGCGGGGCTGCTGATGGGATTTATACAATTCAAACTGTTGCTACTAATACTTTTACTGTGACTGCTACGGTTTCACAAACTATTACAGGAAGTAATACTGTTTCATTTAATGTAAATTCAGTTTCTGCAAATCCTACTGTTTATCTTTTTCATGCTGGCAATAATATGAAAGATAGTGGCGACATAATATGGCAGTCTAATACCTATTCAAGAATGCCTTGTAAGGCAGAGGGGTTTAAATATACAGGCAAGGGTAAGCTACCAAGACCAACAATTAGTTTTTCTAATTTATTAGGTACGATTACAGCAATAATACAACTTACAAATAATGCTACAATTCTGCCATTTATTGATCTTGCCGGTGCAAAAGTAACACGCAGAAGAACACTTGCAAGGTTTTTAGATGAAGAGAACTTTCCATCAAATATTAATCCATATAAAGTAGGCTCTGTTGACCCTACTGCTGAGATGCCACAGGAAATTTATTTCATAGATCGTAAAGTTATAGAAAATAGAGATATTGTACAGTTTGAATTAGTTTCAACTTTTGATTTAATAGGTATAGCTGCACCTAAAAAACTTGTAACCAGAGAAGATTTTGCTGGTGTTGGTACGTTTGTTAATTTTTAACTATGAGTTGGAAAGAGTCTTTTAAAAAATATGCAAAAAAACAAAGCCCTAATGAGGCTTGTGGATTGCTTGCAATAATCAAAGGTAAAGAAACTTTTTGGCCTTGTAAAAATTTAGCAGAGGGTCAGCATGAATTTTTTATGCTAGACCCTGATGATTGGGCAGATTGTGAAGATACTGGTGAAGTTATGGGTGTAATTCATAGCCACCCCATAGGAGCAGCTACACCATCAGAGACAGATAAAGCAGCCTGTGAGCATTTAGGTTATCCATATTACATATATAGTATTGAACATAACCATTGGGAATGTTTAGAGCCTTCTGGCTGGAAAACACCTTCATTAATTGGACGCAGATTTATATGGGGAAAGCATGATTGTTGGAGTGTTGTTTCAGATTGGTATTTAGAAGTTAAAAAAATAAAACTTATGGATTGGAAAAGACCAAAAACAATAAAAGACTTTTTAAGTAAACCAGAATTTGAAGAAGCACTTCCAAAGGGTGGTTTTGTAAAACAGCCTACAAATAATAATGTACAAGTTGGTGATGTATTGCTGTTTAAATCAATTACAGGTAATTTAGATCATGTTGCAGTTTATATTGGCGATATGATGATTTTAAATCATAATATAAAATCTTTGAGTTGCAGAGAGCTTTTTGACTTAAGATATCAGCAAGCATTAAATGGGGTATATAGATATGAACCTTAAAAAAATAAAAGTGTATGGAAAGTTAAGGCAGTTTTTAGGACAATCGTATTTTGAAGCTGCTGTAAAATCTCCACAACAGGCAATAGCTTTTTTGAAGGCAAATTTTGAAGGTGTTGAGAAACATATGAATGACCAATTCTACAAAATTAAGATGGGTGGTTGTGTTGTTACAGAAGAATTTTTAACAATGTCAGGTCAAGGCGATATTCAAATAATTCCAGTTGCTACTGGTGCTGGCCCTTTAGTTTTCTTAGGTTTAGGTGTAGGGGCTGTTGCTGGCGCAACTCAAATAGGAACTTTTATCGCTGGATTTACGGCTTTATCTGTTGAAGCTGCTATAACTTTAGTAACATCAATTGGAACATCATTAATACTACAAGGGACAGCAGATTTAATAGCTCCAACACAATTAGCATCTAGCACATCTCAAGTAGGTGATACTGACCCAAATATTAGAGGCTCTTACAGTTTTAGCGGTATTCAGAACGTGGCAAATGCTGGTGTTCCTATTCCTATTATTTATGGAAGTGTTTTTACAGGTTCAGTTATAATTTCAGCAGGGTCTGATACTGCCCAAGTAAAACGTTCTACCACAAATACACCAACTTAAACAATGCCTAGATTAGTTGACGATCAGTTATTTGGAAGAGAACCAAATATTGTTGACCCTGATTTAAGCGAAGATGGTTTAAGAAGTAAACAGTTTGCAACGATTTTAGATTTGCTTGGGTATGGAGAAATACATGGGATAGACGATCCAGAGGGTGATGGGACAAGTACATTTAGAAAAAATATTTTTTTAGATGGGACACCAATACAAAATGCTGATGGAACAGAAAATTTTACAGATGTAGAAGTTCATTTAAGAAATGGCACTTCTGATCAGACTGCTGTTCCTGATATTAATGGCGTAGAAAATACTATCCCTGTTGGGGTAGCCCTTACAAATTCACCTTTCACTACAACAAAAACTGGAACTTATACCCTTGCAGGGAGTGGTGGACAAACTACAAGTATTGGTGGAGTTTCTGTTACTTTAGGGCCAAATCAGATGCTCGTAGGTCTTACAGGTGGTGCGCATGGTTATTCTGTAGGAGAAGTTGTTCATTGGGAAAATACAACAGCAACTGCAATTAATCTTACGGAAGAACCACAAACACAAAATATACTTTCAATACCTACAACAAGTTCTTTTGTAATCAATACAACTTTTGAAGATGAGTCTTTTCAAGGTGATTGTAGTGTAAAAACAAGTGTTGGCTTGTCTAGATCAATAACAAATACAAGTGTTGATAAAGTCAGAGTGACAATGCAGTTTCCATCTTTGCAAGAGTTTAAAGATGATGGAGATATTATTGGAGCAGAGGCAAAAATTTCAATAAGAATAACAGAAAACGATGGAAATATAAGAAACCCTGTTATTTTAGATGCCACAAATGGAAGAGCTACAAGTCCATACGTTAAAGATTATGAAATAGAATTTTTTACAGAGGCAAAGTATTTTGTTAATTCTGGGGTTGTAAAAATTCAACTTGAAAATCATGGTTTCTCTCAGGGCGATAGTTTAGCGTTAGATTTTAGAGAGGGAGTAGGTTTCAATGGTCTTGCAGGAACAACTACAGTTTCATCCGTTACTGATGCAAATAATTTTATTATTGTATTTAATAACCCACCTATACAAAATGGTCATGTAGATGGTCAAAAAGTCTTAATAACAGATCAACTTCAATTTCCAATCGTTTTAAGTGTTATCAGAAATACGGCAGATGGAACGGACTCTAGATTGCAAAACAGCACTAACTGGTTGTCATATACAGAAATTCAAACAGATACAAGCACATATCAGGGGTTTGCTTATGCAGCGATAAGATTTAATGCACAAGAATTTCTGTCATATCCAAAAAGAATGTATCGTGTTAAAGGTACAAAGGTAAAAATACCAGATACAAATGGCGGTCTAACACCAATAGTAGTTCATGACCAAGCACAGGCAACTTCTTTGGGACTTGGTACTGTAGATAGTTTTGGTTTTATACATTATCCAGATGGATATGTTTTTAATGGAACTTTAAAATCAGTAAAAGAATGGACGAGTGATCCTGCTTGGATTTTATATGATATTTTGACTACAGATAAAGGGTTTGGAGGGTCAGAAGGTTTTATATCAGAAGATCAATTAGATGTATTTTCATTCTATTCAGCAAGTGCTTATTCAAGTACTTTGATTTTTGATAGAAGAACACAGACAACAGAGCCACGTTTCTCAACAAATGTAGTTTTAAATAGAAAAAATGATGCCTATACCTTAATAAATGACTTATGTTCCGTGATGAACGCAATGCCATTTTATGGTGTTGGTACATTACAGCTTGCTCAAGATCGTCCAACAAATTTAGCTGATAATACATCAGAACCGCAGTATATTTTTAATCTTTCAAACGTTACAGAGGAGGGTTTTACATATCAAGGATCAGGTAATAGAACAAAATTTACTGCTGTTGAGGTAGCTTATTTTGATAATGAAACACAACAAATAGATTTTGAAAGGGTGCAATATGGTACTGGTATTACAGATAAGCTAGGAGTTGTAAGAAAGACATTAAAATCATTTGCCTGTACTTCCAGAGGTCAGGCAAACAGATTAGGTCGCTGGTTTTTATATTCGCAACTCTATGAAGCTGAAGTTGTTTCATTTACAACAACATTAGAGGCTGGTG